TCGATGTCTTGACCTCGGTGACGTTGATCCCGTGGAGGAAACTCATGGGCGGACCTTTCAGGCGAGCGCCGACAGGGCGCGGATGGTGGACGAGATGGAAAAGGCGGGGGCGGCCGTCGTGTCGGTGTGCCGGCCGGTGACCGTGATGACGGCCTCATGCGGGAGTTTTCCGGGCGAAAGCACGACGCGGGAGATCCGCGCGCGCCCCTCCTGCCGAAGGAGGGCAAGCGCTGCGGCAGCGAAGATCCGCATGCGGCCGAGTTCGTTGCTCGGCTGATCGAGCAGCTGGGGAACGAGCGAGCCATACTCGCGCCGCCCGATCCGCGTGCCGAGCGGGGTCCCGAGAATGTCGCCGATCGACTGCGCGAGGTGATCTGCACCAGCTAGCGGCGCGCCCGTGTTGCGATCCATGCCGATCATTGCGGCGGACCCGAGATCGCGCCACCCGCCTGCACCTTCGTGTGGACGTGACCCTTGAGGCTCTTGCCGCCACCGACGACGTCCGCGTCGCCGGTCACGGTGCCGGTCGCGTGAATGTCGCCATCGATCGCGAGGTCGCCCTTGAACGACAGGCCACCGTCCGCATCGATCCAGACGGTCGCGCCTGCCGGCAGGATGGCCGTAAGCGTGTGCGTCCTGGGATCGTAACCGATCCGTGCGCGGTCCCGATATTCGGTCAGCGTGGAGTCGTCGTTCGCGGGGTGCGGATGCGCGTCGCTCGACAGGCTGCCGATGATGATGCCGCGTGCGGTGTCCGCCTCGGGTGCAAGAACGACGACTTGTTCGCCAATGGAGGGCGGAGACCAGGTGCGCGTGGATCCTGCGCGACGGCAGAGCCATGGCAGAGCCCCAGTCGTCAGTTCGTCAGCAAACTCAACCTTTGCCGTCCCGGCCGAAAGATCGACGGACACGACGATGCCTTCGCGAATCAAGTCGCCGATGAGGCGTTGGGTATCGGCAGGATTGGCCATGCCCAAGACCATGCGCGGGACATTCGCAGAGGCGAGTGCCCGCTCTTGTAGAAAGCGTTTCTACAAGAGCTGATGGCTTGTCGGGGCCACAGGTCGCTCGGTTCTATGTCAGTGCGATGGGGCTGGTCAGGATGCTGCTGTTGTTGCGCGCATCGGCCTCGATCGTCGCGTGAGAGATCAGGTAGGCGGCAGGGCCATAATTCAGCACCGACGGGGCAGCATAGTTGCTCAGGCCTAGCAGGTATGTCGTGCCCGACCGGCTGACGGACAGTGCCGGGTTCGTGAAATGGGTTTGTGTCACCGCGCCCAAATTATCGACCGCCTGCCCCGGATCGATCTGCGAAAAATTCTTCAGGAAGAATTTGGCAAGCACGTCGTTCACGGCGTTGGCCGTGCCGACGCCCTCGGACGCTGCCATGACGATGAAGCCGATCGTGGCGTATGACATGCCGACCGTCACCCCGCCGGGGGTCTTGTGTTGAATCATGATGCTGATCTCACCCTTGGTCGAACGCTGCGTCTGGCTGGGCAGCAAGGCCAGGATATCGGCCACCGAGATCGAGGCGACAGTAAATACCCCAGCCACCAGCGCCGACGACGAGACGAAGAACTGCGTGCCGCTGAAGGTCGTGCGGTGGGCGCTGGTCGTCGAGAATGGCGCCAACGCGTTCCTGCGGGCATTCGCTGTCTGGCTTCCGGTGCCGATAATGTCGGTCGTCACGCCGGGCGTGATGAGCCTATCGCCAAGGGTATAGCAACTGATCAGGACCGGACTGCCGATGTTGTCGCCTGTCTCCTTCCCGTCCCAGCGTATCGGGACGTAATCGGGGTCGGCGATCTGGGCGCTGCTTGGCTGGAACGATAGCCCTGACATTCTGAAGGCGGAGGTCGGCGCTCCGCCGGCCTTGAACCACAAGTCGCATTTGGCGGTTGCTGCGTCGCCATAGGCGTTATGCTCGAAATAGCCGCTGTCGATCCCGCCGCCGAGAACCTGGCCGACGACCAGCATGCAACCGCCGCCCTGCCACATATTGTCGCCCATGCGCAGTGAGATCACCGCGGCCTGCGCCGTCAGACTGTCAATGTAGAGACCGCCTTCGCATTCGGTGGCCTTATTGCCGAAAAACGAGACGTCGAATGCACGCTTTGCGTCGGTGATACGGCGGACTCGGGTGAACGTATTGTCCTGAAAGGCGACCGACTGGATATAGCCCTCGGTCAAACCGCCCTCACGCGCACGGTAGGAGGACACGACAGTGTCGATTCCACCGAAATGATTATCGCGCAGGATGAGGTTGTAAATCCGATCGCCGTTGAAGATCGACGATGTGCCGTGCTGAACCCAGTTTCCCTCGGCCACGTAGAGCTTCGAGACATAGAGGTTTGTGAGCGACTCCGGGGCCGCCTTGGCGCGTGCCGACGTAAAGATCGGCTCGGGGCGGTTGTTCACGACCGCGGATTTTACGATGATCGTCGCACCGTTGCAGCGCAGGACCAGCTTGCTCGGGGTGTAAAGATCCTGATCGGGAAGTCCGATCACACTTGCCATCAGGTAGATGCTGGTTGGCACGAGATCGACGACGTTGCTGATTTTGTACGCGCGTTCGATGTACGGTCCGACGTCGCCGCTGCCGTCGCGCGGCGCGCCCAGAGCGTCGGGCGTGATCGCTCCGTCCGCGATGTATAGTTTCACGCCAGCCGCAGTCGTGAGGTGGTGATCCGTCGCGTTGCGAAGCGCTACCTGATAGAGAAAGCCGTCTTCGGTGCGGATAGTCGATCGAACCTTGAGCGATGTGGTGGACGCGATGAGATCGCGTGGGGTTTTGGCCACCGCGATCGCGTGCTGAAGCGAATTTCCACCGGTGACGGCGATGCTCGACGCGGCCTGGCGCACCAGTGCGCCCATGGCCAAAGGGACGTCGTCATGCGCGACAACGGCACCCGAGGCGATCTCGTCCTCGAAATCGGTGCCGCTGAAGTCGCCGGGCTTATAAAAATACGGGCCTTCGGGAAAACTGCTGGTGTCAGTATCATCGGGCGCGAAGTTATAGACCCTGTTCGTGAGCGGAGCTGCCTTCAGCGCTGCGATTGTTGAGAACGTGCTGACGGCGGGACCGGTCTTCCCCGTGTCGCCCTTATACCAGTTTTGCAGATAGGGCGTGATGAGAGCCCGAAACGCCGACATCGTCACGCGCTTGGTGTCGCCCGCCTGGACGATCGGCAAATGTTCGTCGCCCGTAAGCTGGTTGGCGGCGGGTAGTGCGGTGATCTTGGCCATTGTCAGTGCCCCCTGGCGAACCATCGGAAGCCGCCGGCAGCGTCGACCGTCGGACTCAAGTGATTTTGCGCAAACAGCGTCGCACTCTGTTTAGTCAGTACGACTTCCTGGACGGTCGACTGCCCTTGATTTGTCTGCGCGCTATTGATGATGGTCGTGAAGATGCACTCGCACTCGTTCTCGAACGGCCACGGGAAGTTGAGTGTGAACGCAGATTCGGTCGTCGGCAGCGCGGCGATACCGCTCATCTCGATCAGGCCATCCGAATAGCGCCGGTAGCGGCTAGCAACGTCGTCGCGGACCTCGACGAGATAGATCATACCCGCGACACCCAACGAAGCGGGCGTCACGGCTACGTCCTGCCGGGCACCAGCCCTCACGTCAGCTCCGGTTGCGGCATCTACCGTAAGAGTACGATTGGTGTCGTTGGTGCCGCCGCCTTTGACGAGGCCCGAGCCGTATACCGATCTTGCCGACAGGTTGGCGAACGATTCGACGATCGCCGCGAAGAGCACGTCGATCCGGTCGTAGATAGCTTTAGACAACGCAGCAATTTTTGTATCGATCGACGCTGAAAGCGACACGATACGCTGATCGATCGACGTGGAGAGTGCAGTGATTGCCGCAGCTATCGTCGCAACCATGACCGAGATCGGCGCGACGCGGCGCGTATCCGTTCCAGTGTTGGCCTCGGCCTGGGTAGCAAGCTCGACGACGCCCTTGGTAGTTGTGGTCGCCGGCGGATTGAGGAAGTCAGTATTGCCGAACGTTAGATTATCGATGTCCGGCGTCGGGAAAGCCAAATCGATTGCCGCCATGAACGTGGTGAGCGGCGACTTTTCAAACAGGCGTTCCGTTTGCCCGTAGACCGCGAAGAGCGTACCGTCAGCAAGGAACAGGCCGAAACCGCGGGCGGTATAGCCGATTTCGGCATCGTCGCGCATCGTCAGGTGGATGGTATTGTCACCGACCGCCTTGCCCGAGATCGTATCGATCCGCCGGAACTCGCCCGGCAGCGCTTCGAGCGTCGGCGACACGACAAAGTCCGTATCGGTGAGGCCGACGCTGGATATTGCGAGATCGATGCCCGCGCCGAGCTGGGCGGCCGTGAACCGCGCGAGCCCGGCATTCGTCATTGTGATAGTGAGCGCGAGCGTCATGCGGCGGTGTCCAGGTTGGTACCCGCTTCCGCCTGGATCGGTTCGCCGATCTCGGTTTGCAGGTAGAAGTCCCATTCGGGCGATGTGTCGATGTCGAGCGTCAGTTCGCGGCGGACGTAGCCTGCGAGGCGGGCGGTTCCGTGCAGACCGATGCCCGCCGACAGCGCCAGCCTCTGCACAACGCGGAAATGCTCGCGGAGCGGTTTGACGCGCGTGACCTCGGTAATGATCGATTCTGCAAACGCGGCCCCTGCGCGCATGCCGCCCGTCGTGCCATCTGCCGCAATGATCGGATGCTCGACTTCAAAGGTGTGCGGCGCGCGGCGCGGCTCTGTCTCATGCCATTCGATAACGGACAGCAGCTTGTCCATGCGGGCGAGCACCGCCTCGACCGACATGCGGGTGCCCTTGACCCTATGGAGCGCGATCGAGCGCGCGACGGCATCGCGTTTCGTTGCTTCAGGCCAGTCCGCATCCCAGCTGTCGACCGAAAGCGTCCAGGCCAGGAACGGCAGATCCTCAATCCGCGCCGTCGCCGGATCCCAAAGGGGAGCAATCGGCACTTCAACCGTGCCGAGCTGCGCGGTGCCAGCCTCAAGGGCACGTTCAAGCGGCGTTGCGTTGGGGGGCAGGAGACTACGACGCATAGCCGCCATGCGTGATTAGAATTTCCGTGCAGTTGGCAGCTTCGGTGAGGTCGCAGTCGATGTCGGTGAGTGGACCATCCAATCGGACCTTGTGTACGCCCTCGACCGTCAGGGCCGCAATGATGCCTGAAGTCGCAATGGCGCGACCGAGCTTGCGATTGAATGCGAGGTAGGCGTCGAGCTTTGCGCGTGCTGTAGCCAACACCAGGTTGATATCGGGCCCGGCGAACGTGATCAGTGTCGCGGTAACTGCAAAGCCGATGATCGACGCTGAGCCAACGGTAACGAGATCACCCATCGGACGAATGGCCGGATCGCGCACGATACCGGCTACGCTATCCAGCAGTGCAGCGGGCGCGGTGCCGTCACCCGTCCGAGACAGGATCGTAACAAGCACTTCGCCGGGCGCAGGCGATGTTGCGCTGGCATCGAGGACGTCTGCGCTCGCGTCCTTTGCATGCTTCACATAGGCGAGTTCGGGGCCTGCGACGGAAAACCCCTCAGGAGCCAGTACGACGCGCTGCCGATAGGTATCGTCGTCTTCGTAAACGGCACCGGCGCCGGTCAGAACGTTCGCGGGGGTGATGACCAGGCGAGCGACGCCCATGAGCGCAGCGAGATGGTCAAGGCGCTCTTCAGTAGCGAAGGCCACCATCAACTGTTCGCCGCCATCCTGAAATGCCTGGCGGATAAGCATTTCGCGGTATGCAGCGACTTGAAGGACTTTGACGGCTGGATCGCTATCGATAGTCGCATCGAAGCTCGGCAGCAGGGTCTGAACTGCCGCCGTCATTTCGGCGACGATCGTATCGAACGCCTTTTGTTCGACGATGACGGGCGCCGGCAGGCGCGACAGATCGACAGTTGTGGAGTTTGATATCGCAGCCATGGTCCGGCCATGTCGTCGGGGTGGCAACGGCATGGCTACGGCGCGCTCTTGTAGAAACGCTTTCTACAAGAAAGCTCCGCCAAGCCCGCGGTAACTTTTCGTTATGTAAGGAGCTGGCAGAATGAGCGCGCCATAATTATACATGCGGACGCAGACGAGAATCCGAGGTCGTATATGAAAACAGGACAGCTTTATATTGCGCTCAGCGACCAACTGCTTTCGTGGGCGCACGAAAACGATCAACTGTTCCTTTTCAAGATTGGTACGACGTCAGATCCGCAAAGGCGGCTTCGGTGGCTAAATAAGGGACGGGCGGATAAGCCGGGCAGTGGTCCTTGTCTCAATTGCACAGACTGGCGCTGGGCGGAGCGCTGGCATTACCACGCGCGCGCAATAGCGAACGACGATGAGGACAGATTGAAGAAGTTTCTGGAGAACCGGTGGAGAATCTTTGACCGTTCTGCATATCCAAGATTTGCGTCTGCTAGGGCAAATGGCGCAACGGAAGTGTACCAAATTCGCGAAACAGAACTTTCTGAAATTGATGAACTAGTGGCACTTTCCGTTGCTCGCAGAAATGATATCCTCGACGCCGAGGTTATGTCTGCGATTGCTCGCCACATACGATTAGAGCTTGAATCAATGTTTCCGGCAGTGCCCGCGCCGGAGGATATCGAAGAAGATGAACCATACGACGAACCATGGGAGCCGGACGATCCAGATGATTCGGATGACGATGACGCGAAGGAGGATCGCGACCGAGAATCCAAACTACAAGTGAGCGACTTACTCTCAGATCAGGATGAGTACGGCCGATCTATTGATACAGGCTGGTATGATGAAGACTAGCCTACTGCACGGTTCTGCAGCCCCTCCACACTCCTATCTCGCCATCGTCAACGCGACGTAGGTTCCACAGCAGGTTAACGCGGCGCGACAGCTGCAAAGATCTGATCCAGCATCCGCTGCCGTTCGGTTTCGGTCAGACCAAGTAGAACGCGCCGGGCGTAGCGCACCTTCGGCTGGCCTGGTGCGGGTGCATCGGACAGGCCGGCTTGGTGGATGCTGGCGATCTGCGACGCGCGACCACCGAAGCCGACCCATATTTCATTGCCATTGCCGCCCGCCTTCAGGCTTTTGGCCATACGCAGTTTGCGGAACATCTTCTGCTGGCGCAGCTTCCCCTTCTTCCGGCCACGGTCGGGTTTGGGGCGGCGCGGTGCGAACGCTGCACCTTCTGGATCACGCTGGGCAGCAATCCGATTCGACTGGCTCTTGCGGATCTCGCGGCCGATCGAACGCATCAGCCGCGCGCGTTCGGGCGCGGCGGTGCGCAGCAGCAGATCGCGGCAGAGCTGCTCGATTGGTTCGAAGTCGGTCATCGCGTGACGATCTCGATACCACCGGCTGCGTCATCGATCAGCCCGGCCCACAGGGCGGTGCCGGTCGGAACGCCGGCAAACTGATCGAGCAGGACGGGCTCGGGCAGGTGCGTGACCTTCAGGCCCCTCGCCTGCTGTTCGACGCGCACCAGCTCGGTCAGCTCGAGCGTGATCGTGATGTCGCACGTCTCGGCATCGAGCAGCTCGCTTTCGAAGGTGAACGGCTTGCGCTCGCCCTTCTCGAACAGGTCGGGCTGGTTGGCGGCGATCCAGGCCAGGATCGGCACGAGCAGGGTGTCGACACTGCCGGCATGGTCTTGCACCCAGATCGAAGCCGTGTAGGAATACTCGAACGACAGCGAGCCGGCGCGCACCGCGACGTTCCCCTTATCGACGAAAATCTCCAACTTCTCCGGGCTGTTCCTGATTGTGGGAACAGATGCGATCAGGTGGGCGCATAACGTTTCGAGCTTCTTCATCGGACCGCCTTTGCAGGGGCCGGGCAAATGTCCGCCGCCAGCCAGTTGACCAGGCGGTCCTTGCCGTCGGCGTTCGTGCGGAATGCGCGGGCCATGCGGATGATGCCGGCGCGGATCGCCGTCGGGATCTGAGCGATCAGCGACGCATCTTCGGGCAGGCCCGCGGGGCGATCGGCGCAGGCCATCAGATCGGCAGGCGGCAGGGGCCGTTCGATCGCGACGGCAACCGGCACCGCGACCGGCAGATCAGCGGGTCGGTGGGCGCAGGCCGGCAACACCGTTGACAGCAGCAAGCCACTCACGATCAACAAGGTTGCGGCGTTCGGCTTCGGCATCTGCGGTCTCCATGCGGATGGCCGCGGCGCTGGCGGCTTCCGCCGCGAGGCGCGCGGCCTGATTGTCTTTGACGGTGCGGGCGCTGGCATCGGCCATCGCCTTGGCGAACAGCTGCGCGGTCTGCTGGTCGGCGTCGGCGCGAAACGCGACGAGCCCGGCGACATGGCGCGCGCAGAGCACCCCGCGCGCGGCGGTATCGGTTGCGCCCCATTCGACACCCGATCGCGCGCAGACGATCTCGGCGCGGTGCACGGCGTCGTCGCGATCCGCGCGGACCTGCTGGAAAAGAACATAGAGCCAGGCCCCCGCCCCCGCGACCGCGAGCAGGACGAGGAACGCAGCCTCGCCGCGCAGCTTCGACAGGATCGCGCGGATCATCGCGGCAGACCTTTAAGGCAAAGGTCGCGCTCTGCCTGGCGCCGACGGACGAGACCGTTCACGACCTTGCCGCCCGCCTTGTTCCACAGGAGGAAGGCGTCGCACGCCGCGCGCCACTGGCCTGCGTCGAAGCGGCGGTCCACCGTCGAGCCGCAATAGCCACCGGTGCCGATATTGTACGCCAGGCTGATAGCCGCGGCGAGCTGGTTGGGATGGCCGCGCAGCGATGGCGTGCAGGCGAGGACCGGTTCGGCGTGCCGGATCAGCGCGGCTTGGTCGCGAGCTTCGCACCCCGCAACCGTCTCGCGCATGCCGGGCGTCACGCCGAGCGTCTCGCCACCGCAGATCGTCCAGACGCCGACGATGTCGCGGTAGGCGTCCAGCCGCGGCCTGCCGCCCGACTCCCATCCGGACACGAACGGGGTGACGATGACGGCAGTGGCCAGACCGACGACGCCGATCAGCGTCTTGCGCGGCACGCGCGCAGGCGTGGTGGTGCCGGGGTTCGGCATCACTTTTTCTCCTTTTTGGCGGGGAGGAAGGCGACCAAGCGGTCGCGGATGATCCCGGGCAGCTCGCCCGCTGCGGTCGCGCAGCCGGTGATGAAGCCGGGCGCGGTCTTGAAGGCGACCATCCCCAGCATGAAGCCGAGCGCCTGGAGAACGAAGGGGTGGAACGGGTAGACCGCGCCGGCCGCCCGCTGCACGAAATAGCTGACGACGACACCGACCCAGAGCTGCGTCGCGCGCTGTCCCCAGGTGAGGTCGGGATCGTACAGCATGCTGACGATCGACCCGAGCGCGGGCGGGACGAGCGAGCCGAGAAAGGCGAGCAGCCCTTCGGCCAGGTCATGGAGGAGCTTGTGCATCGTCAGTCCCACAGGTTGACGACATCGGTGCGCGCGGCGACGGCCGGCGCGGCGATGGCGGGAAGGTTTACAGGCAGCCCCTTGGGCAGGATCGGGCCACGCGCGGCGATGCCGGGATTGGCGGCGAGCACGAACGGCAAATCGGCGGGGCCGAGCCCGCGCTCGCGCCAGATCAAAGCATCGAGCGTATCGCCGTCGCGGGCGCGGACCGTGTCGAGCGTCGCCATCAGATCAGCTCGACACACATTCGCGTGACCGCGAGCATGTCGCGAATGGCGTGCAAAGAATCACGGCGCAGCTCGGCGACGCTGGGATCGAGATCTTCCGCCTTGCGCTGCCCCGCGCCGGTGAGATCGACGTCGCGGTATCGCTCGACGACTTCGGCCTTGGCGGCGGTGAAGACGGCGCGGCGGTAGAGCAGCACCAATTTGCTGATGCCGTCGATCGTCGACGCGGGCACGCTCTCCAGGCGGAGGATCCCCGCCGCGCGATGCCCGGCTGCCCAGACGGCGAGATCACGCCCTACCGTCAGGATGCCCGCGATCAGCGCCTCGCGCGCCCGCGCCGGCGTGACCGCGTCGCGGATGCGGTGCTGCTCGCGAAACATGGCCGGGTCGATGTCGGGGAAGAAACCATCGTTCCGGATAAGTGCCGGGGCTGGCATATCCTCGTCGGGCAGGACGGTCGCGATGATGGTCATGGGGACGGTCCTTGATTTCACGGGGGTGGGGATCAGGTCGAACGACGGCCCTGTGACCCGAAGGCCTCCCGTCTCGCGTGATCCGTCCCCGAGCGCCGGGGGCGAGCTTGGTTCAGCCAGCGGTGTCGCCAGCCTCAGATTTCGTGGCGGCGATCTTCGCCTTTTCGAGACCGCGCAGCATGGCCTTCACGCCGACGCGGTCGTGCAGATCCTGCGCGCGCGTCAGCATCGCCGTGGCGCGGTCGATCGTCGGGATGATCGCGTTGCCGGTGGACATGCCCGCCGCACGGGTCAGCTCGGCGCCGATCGCCTTGAACAGTTTCGCGCGCGGCTGGTCGTGCATGTCGATGCCGTCGGTCAGCAGCTCGACGGCTTCGAGCACGTCGAGCGGGAAGGCGTCGCCGCGAACCTGCGTCTTGAGCGCGGCG